ATACAAAATTACATAAAATGGTTATCAAATACGAAGCTGGTACGCTCAATTTTGAGCCAAAATGCTCAATTGAAGTTTTTAAAAATCAAAAGTGCGCCATGGGTCAGTATTTATACTGGATGGAAGTTCGATCAGAAATCGAAGGAATCGAATTATAAAACTTAACCGTATGAAATCCCGTACGGTTTTTATATTGTCCAAGCATTGAAGACTCTAAAAGCTATGGAAAATACAGTCGGGGACGACTTTAAAAATAGGAGGTTCGCAATGAACGAAGAAACACAAACAGTCGAAACGGTTGAAGAACACAAGGTACCTGCAGAACCTACAGAGCAACCGCAAGACGAAAAGAAGTACACAGACGCAGACGTAAATGCAATCATTGATCGTAAGTTTGCTAAGTGGAAATCAGAGCAAGAAGCTAAAGAGAACGAAGCTAAGAAGCTTGGTAAGATGAACGCTGATGAAAAACAGAAGTATCAGTTAGACCAGCGTGAGCAAGAACTAGCTAACCGTGAGAAAGCTATTGCCCGCAAGGAATTGACCGCAGAAGCTAAAGCAATGCTAAGTGAACGTGACTTACCTGTTGAGTTAGTAAATGTAGTCGATTTGACAAGCGCAGAGACGGTATCGCAGTCTGTCGCTGTGTTGCAGAAATCATGGGAACAAGCCGTGCAAAAAGGCGTACAAGAAAAGCTAAAAGGCGGAGCCCCAATGAAACAAGCACCAGTTGATAGTGACGGTATCACAAAAGAAGAATTTGCTCGTATGGGTTATCAGAGTCGAAATGAACTCTATCAAAAGAACCCAGAACTCTATAATAAATTGAAAGGTTAAAATAAATGACAGCAGGACAAACTAAATTAGCCACTATGGTTAACCCAGAAGTTATGGCGGACATGGTTTCCGCTAAACTATCTAAAATGATTAAATTCACTCCACTTGCTTATGTGGAAACAGAGCTTGAAGGACAGCCAGGGGACACTCTAACAGTTCCAGCATGGGAGTACGCAGGAGATGCGACGGAGGTTGGAGAAGGTCAAGCTATTTCTCCAGACCAATTGACTACTAAAAAGACCACTATGACCATCAAAAAAGCTGCTAAAGGTTATGAAGTTACCGATGAAGCTCTTTTGTCAGGTCTTGGAGACCCACTAGGTCAAGCTACTTACCAGCTTGGGTTGGCTATCGCTAACAAGATTGATAATGATTTGGTCGCAGTAGCTAAGACTGCAACACAGCACGTTGCAGAGGCTCCAACAACTCTAGCGACTATTGATAAAGCTCTTGAGATTTTTGAGGACGAAGAAGATGCGCGATATGTTGCTATCATCAACCCTAAAGATGCTATCAAGCTAAAAACTGACGTAGCAAAAGAATGGACTAAAGGTTCAGAGCTTGGCGCAGATATGGTTGTATCCGGAACGTTCGGTGAAGCAGCTGGTGTGCAAATTGTACGCTCTAAAAAAGTTGATGAAGGTAAAGGCTTTATCGTCAAAGTCTCTCCTAGCCAAACTCAGACAGATGATGCCAATAAATATGGTGCTTTTGTCATTTTGCTAAAACGTGATGTGGCTATCGAAACAGACCGTGACATCCTTAAAAAGACAACAGTCATCACTGGTGATGAACACTACGGTGTTTACCTATACGACCCTACACGAGTTGTAAAATTCGGCGAGTAAGAGGTGACGATATGAGCTTATTGCTACGACGTCATTATATCCAAGAGGAGCGGGTTAGCCAGTATTCTGATTTAGAGAATAAGACTCTAGAAGAGTTGAAGAATCTAGCCAAAGAAGCTGGCATAGCTGGCGCCTATAAGTTATCAAAAGCCGAAATTGTAGAGGTGCTGGAGGATTTAAAAAGTGAAATTTAAAATCAAACAAGATTTCTACGATTGGGAATCAAATGTGAAACGACTGGCAGGCGAGGAACTTGAGATTACTGAGGAGCGCTATGCTGAGCTGGCTAACAATTTTGCCAGCAATGGTGTCGCTATCTCAGATGTTCTTGAGGAAATCCTCCCTGAACCTGAGTTCTTAGAAGAGGATTGATATGTCTATAGAGTTGCTGAAGAAAATGACAGGCGAAGAAGATACTCAGCTTCTCATGTTGCTCCAAACAAGGGCTACAAATCTTATCTTGTCAGAGACTAATCGCACATCTTTGACACCAGCTTTAAGTCTCTTAATACCTGAGGTTGCTATCGAGCTCCACAACCGCTCAGGAGCGGAAGGAGAGCATTCTAGAACCGAAGGTGGCATAGCAGTAGTCTACGGAGAAAACGGCCTGTCTACGGGTCTTCTACAGCGTATACGCATGCACAGACTAGCAAGGGTGGCAGGCCATGTTTTTGAAGCAGAGTAGACTGAAACCTTATCCGATGCGGCGGTTTGAAAAGATTGTCACTGAGGAAGGTGTCGCAAAAGAAGGATATGCCAAGAAAGCTGAGACAGTCCGTCTTGAATTGTGGCCAGCTAGTAGCAAGTTGCAGTCTGAATTGTATGGCGAGCGTGTCAATGATATTTTGAATGCCAATGCCAACAAGTCAGCTACTATCAAAGTAAAGGATGGTGTGTGTATCGATAGCCAGACGGAAGTGACTCATAGGGTTATTTCTAAAAAGGTCTACACACATCATCAAGTTTTGGAGTTAGAGCGTGTCAGAGCTACTAGGGGCAGATAGACTTATAGCTAAGTTAAGAAGGCTATCAGATGTTACACAACGAGATATTGTTTCAAAAGCGGTTCATCATGCAGCTAAAACCATTGTCCAAGCAGACGCTAAGAGATTAGCGCCAGGTAACAATGGAGAACTTAGAAACAGTATCAAAACTAGGGTCAAAATGGACGGAGATAAGGCTATAGCAGAGGTTTACACCAATCTGCACTACGCTCCTTATGTTGAGTTTGGAACAGGACCAAAAGGACAAGCTAGCCATTCGGGTATCTCCCCAGAGGTTAGCGTGTCTTACAGGTCTAGTCCTTGGTATGTGCATGAAGACCAAATTGATGTAGGACCTTACCATTTTCAAAAAATTGGAGAGTTCTACAAGATGTATGGTCAACCTGCCCAGCCTTATCTTTATCCAGCTTTGAGAGACAATCAAGAGCGTGTGTCTAAGAATATTTCAAATTATGTCCGTAGAAAGATAAGAGAACAAATAAAATGATCAATATCAAGCCTGTTATTTATAAAGAATTGCAAAAGGTCGCAGATAATGTGACTGATACTTATCCTAGCGATTGGGAGACTTTCCCAGTCGTTATTTTTTTAGAAGAACAAAACAAGCCCGGAGAGTGGTTTGACGACCAGGAACAAAAATCATCTATCCGCTACAAGGTGGATATCTTTGATGATAACAGCACTAGTGAGTTAGCTGTTAAAATCAATCAGATTTTTGAGTCTTTAGGTTTACGAAGAACCGACTGCCAAGACGTGCCAGACCCGTCTCATTTGAGACATAAAGTCATGCGTTTTGAAGGTGTTGTTGACTTACACTCAGAGCTTGTTTTTCAATTTAGAATGGAGAATTAAACATGTTAGCAAATGGAATTACGTTAGCTTATGGTACAGCTAAAGGAACTTATACTAAACTTGCTGGTTTGAAAGAAGTACCAGAGTTTGGTATTGAGCCTGAAAAAGTAGAGAACACTACTCTTGAAGATAAAGTTAAGAAGTATGAGTTCGGTATCGGTGATGCGGGGGAATTGGAATACAAATTCTCTTACAAGAACGATAGCGCAACCGCACCTTATCGTATTTTGCGTAACGCGGCAGACAACAAGACAAAACTTTTCTTTGAGCAAACTTACCCAGACAACACTAAAGTTCATTTTGAAGGTCAAGTATCTGTTAAGCTTGGCGGTGGCGGTGTCAATGCCGTTATCGAGTTCACCCTTAAAATTGCTTTGCAGTCAGAGTTGGAATTTGTAGACGGAATTGGAGGTTAATTAAATGGCGTTAAAATACACAACTTGGAAAGTTACTGACGAAAAAGAGTTGAAGCTACGTTTGACATCTCATCAAGCTGCAACTGTGGAAGAAAAAATCGGCATGAACTTGTTAAAGATTTTTATGCCTGAAGCTGGTGAAGAATTCACTTTACCGCCTTTAAAAGTTATGTTGTTGTTAGTTCACGGAGCCTTGCAGCAGTATGAACATGGGTATTCCTTTGAGGATGTCTACGATCTATACGATGAATACGTGGACAACGGTGGAGACCAAACAACCTTCATGTCAGAGGTTTTAATGCCACTCTTTGAAGTATCGGGTTTTACTCCACGAGGAAGCAAGGACAAGAAAACTTCCAAGAAGAAAATGACAGTAGTCGAGTAATCTTAACGGTAACGCAGATTATTGAGAGGCTTTATCCTATGTTTTTAGACATCGGGGGCAAGCCTCTTGATTTTTGGGATTTGACGGTGCTTGAAATCAGGGAAATGATAGAAAGCTACAACCGTGTCAAAATCCAAGAGCGTAAAGAAAAGATTATTGACTCTTATAGACTTTCGCAGATGATATCCAACCACGTTTCCTTATTGTTATCCAAAGATGCCAAGGTCTTTGAGTTCTGGGAATATGCGCCTGAGTTATTTGTAGAAGAACAACAAGCGGTAGAACAGGAACGGCAGAGACAAGCGTTTTTGTTGCATAAGGAACGGATGCGTGAATTTGCAGAAAGACATAATCGCAAAAGGAAGGAGGAAATGAATGGCAACTCTTGACGAATTGAAAGTCATGATTGACGCTGAGATAGCGCCTTTCAGGAAGAAGATGAAAGAAGTCGAGAATCAGGTCAAGGGAACATCTGACCAAGTGAAGAATGCCACTGCCAAAGTTCGTGAACAGTCGAATTCTATCGGTAGTGCGTTTGGTAAGCTAGCTAAGTTCGCTGGTTTTGCAATCCTTGGTAAGAAATTGCTTGATGTTGGGATGTATTCAGCGCAGACGGCTCTTGAAGTATCAGCGTCTATGAACCAAATTAAGCGACAGATGGGCGAGAGTTCGCAATCTTTCTTAAAATGGGTTAACGATAACGCTAACGCTATGAATATGGGTGTGGGTGAGGCGACCAACTACGGTGCAGTCTACTCAAACCTATTTTCAGGATTTATCAAAGATACCAACAAGCTAAGCGCCTATACAGCTAAGATGTTGCAGACATCGGCAGTTGTTGCCGAGGGTTCAGGGCGTAGTATTACAGACGTTATGGAGCGGATTCGCTCAGGTTTGCTAGGTAACACCGAAGCAATTGAAGACTTAGGAATCAACGTCAATGTGGCTATGATTGAGTCTACTGAAGCTTTTAAGAAGTTCGCAAACGGACAGAGCTGGCAACAGTTGGACTATCAAACCCAGCAACAAATCCGTCTTATGGCTATCCTAGAGCAGGCTACAGCCAAGTATGGAGATACCTTATCCAATTCAGTCAACGGTAGTATCAGCCTGTTTAAGTCGCTGATGAAAGATAGTGCATTGAATCTGGGTAATGCTATGTTACCGATTATCAATGCCATTATGCCTGTCTTGAACTCTTTCGCTATGGTCTTGAAGAATGTTACTGCTAAACTCGCTGAGTTTATTGCTTTAATGTTTAACAAGAAAGCTACGGTAAAAGATGGTGTCGGTGGAGCAGTTGGAGACATGGGTAATGCCATGAAAGATGCTGCAGGCGGAGCAGGAGACCTTGCTGATGCAGTGGACGACGCTGGAGATTCAGCAGGAGGCCTTGCTGACAATCTTGGAGACTCAGCCAAAAACGCTAAGAAGGCCGCTAAAGAATTGCTTGGTCTACTGGGATTTGACGAGATTAACATCTTGCAAAAACCAAAAGACGATGATGCAGGCGGTTCTGGAGGCGGTGGCGGCGGTGGCGGAGGCAAAGGTGGTAAAGGAAAGGGAGGCGGTGGCGGACCTTTCAAAGACATCTTGCCAGAAGTAGAGTTAACCGACATGGACAACAAATTCAAGAGCATTTTTGATGGTCTTGGAGATAAGCTAAAAGGGTTGTTTGACCTCTTCAAAAAAGGTTTTGATGCAGCGTTTAGACCAGAAGGTTTAGAGCGTATCAAAGCTGCTTTAGAACGAATCAAGAAAACTCTTGAAGAAATAGCTACTGATCCAAGGGTTGTAAATGCCTTTAACCGCATGACCGAGAAAATTGCTTATGCTTTGGGCCAAATTGCTGGTTCGTTAGCTACTATAGGCGTTGGTATTGGTGTACTTCTTACTGAAAGTATTGCAAACGGCCTTGAAAGGCAAAAAGAACGCATTATCAGGGCGCTAGTCGCTTTGTTTGATAATATTGGTAACATTGCAGAGGCTGTAGGAAATATCGCTCAGGCCTTTTCTAGTGCTTTCTACGACGTTATTACTTCAACTGGTGCGATTCGTATCGGTAGCGCTATTGTGTCAACTCTATTAAGCTTGACATCTACCATTGTTGAAGTTGGTAGTAAATTAGCAGGAAGTCTGTTTAAAGGTTTTGAAAAAGTCGTTGTCACAAGCGCTCCTAAAATTTCATCAATGCTTCAAAGTCTTTTGGACATTGTAGCTCCGATATTTGAAACTATTGAAAGTGTTGTTGATAAGTTTGGCGATGGATTGAGTAGTGTCTACGATGAACATGTAGCCCCTGCTATTGACTCTATTGCTAATGCATTTAACGGACTAATTGATATTATTCTAATACTTTGGGAAGGAAGTTGGAAGCCTTTCGCAGAGTTCTTGTCTAACACATTCGGCATAAGTATTGAAACCGTCGCTGATTTACTAGGCGGTATCATACTGGAAGCATTGAAGTTACTAGCTGATACAATCAAGCTAGTGGCTGATGGTTTTACTGCTTTTTCAGATTGGTGTAAAGAAAATAAAGAGATTATCTCCACAATCGCTAGTGTGATTGGTACGCTTGCAACCGTATGGCAAGGTATTAAGTTCTTGTCTTGGGCGGAACAAGCTGGAGGACTTGCAGGGGCATTCGAACTATTAAGTGGCAAGGTTTCATTTATTGTTAGCGGGATTAAAGATCTCGGGCTGGCTTTGAAAGCTTTGACATTTGATAAATTGGTCAGCTTCGGAGAAACCATCTATTTAAATGCGTTGTATGCGAAAGACTTTGTAGTCAATTCAGGTAAATTGATTGTAGAGTTAGGAAAAACTGCTCTAGAACTTGGTAAATCTGCACTAGCTTGGGGCGTTCATGCGGCACAAATGGGGCTTGCAGCAGCAGCGGAAATCGCTCAATCAGTTGCAGCAGGAGTTGCAGCAGCTGCAACATGGGCACTCAATGGAGCTATTGCAGTCTTGACCAGTCCGATAACCTTGGTTATTGCAGCAATCGCAGCCTTAATTGCAATCGGTGTCTTGCTCTACCAAAACTGGGATACTGTTGTTGAGTTTGCTAAAACTGCATGGCAAGGACTATGTGATTTTATCAGTGGTATTTGTCAAGCGATTGGCGAATTTTTCAGCGGTCTATGGACGAAACTACAAGAAATATTTGAGCCGATAGGTCAATGGTTTGGCGAGAAGTTCCAGCAAGGATGGGATGCAATTAGCAATACATTTAGCAAGTTGGGTTCATGGTTTGGTGACCGTTGGAACGAATCTAAAGACGCGCTTGCCGAAGCAAACACTTGGCTTGGAGAGAAATTCCAATCTGGTAGAGATAAAGTGAATTCTGCTTTTGAAAAAGTTGGCTCTTGGTTCGGTGATAGATGGAACGATATCAAAGATGGAGTAAAAGAAGCTGATACATGGTTTGGAGAGAAATTTGAGAGTGCAAAGGAAAAAGCTCAGAATCCTTTCCAATCAATCGGTTCATGGTTTGGAGACAGATGGAAAGACATTCAAGACGCTTTGAAAGAAATCCCAAACTGGTTCAAGAATTTGTTTGATGATGCAATGGAAAACGCTAAAAGCATTGTTAAAAGCGGTATCGATAAACTGAGAAGCTTCTTTAATTTTGATTGGAGTTTACCAAAAATCAAGCTCCCTCACTTTAATATATCTGGTAGCTTTAGCTTGAATCCTCCTAGAATTCCATCATTCTCTGTAGATTGGTATGCACGAGGTGGTGTATTCAACTCTCCTAGCATCATCGGGGTCGGAGAAGCTGGTCAAGAAGCGGTAATGCCTCTTGAACGGAATACAGGTTGGATTTCTATCTTGGCTCAAAAACTGGCCGAAAGAATGCCTGTTAATAATGCACCTACAGGCTATTCATTACCGGCTGGCGACATCGTTATCCAAATCGCAGGCCATGAGTTCGGACGGGTAGCAATTCAAGAAATCAACAAGGAACATGAACGAGCAGGTCAAACCTTGCTCAAGATTTAGGAGATTAAATGGCACAATTGACAATCAATGGGGTGGCTGTGAAGCCTCCCAAATCTTTTCAAGTTGGTATTCAGGATATAGATGGAGAGACAGGGCGTAATGCCAATGGCGACATGGTGCGTGACCGTATCACGACTAAGAGAAAACTAGACTGTGAATGGGGTATGCTGACTCAGGAAGAAATGAGTCAGCTTTTAAATGCCGTGTCATCTAAATTTTTTGAGGTATCTTATCCAGACCCCATGGATGGGCAAGTCACAAAGACTTTCTATGTCGGTGATAGGACAGCTCCTAGCTATACCTTTACTGAGAAGTTTAAACCTTGGTCTGGCGCTAAATTTAATCTAGTAGAGAGGTAAGAAAATGGACGCTTTAACTAGACGACAATTTGACAGAGCTATGTTTGCCAAGGAAAGGACGCTAGCTATCCGCGTTGGTAATTATACTTCACGGGACATCAAAGAGGCTAGTTTTGAGTATGGGTACATCAAGGGCGATACATACAAGCCCGGTGGAACCTGTGCTGGTAGCGGTAAGATTACCTTTACCAGCATCATTACCACGTTCAATAAACTGGATATCCTACACCCTGAGATTGGTCTACTGGTTGGGAATACCTACCAGTGGGTTAAGATGGGGGAATACTTCATCAATGACATCGAGATTGACCGAAACCGCAACACAACCACGCTTGAACTTATGGACGGTATGTTTAAGCTTAATCGTGAGTATGTGACGGACTTGCATTTCCCAGCTGAAGTACGAGAGGTTATTCAGGAAATCTGCCTAAAAACAGGAATTGAGTTAGCGAATGACTTTTTCGGAATCAGCGCTATGCGTTACCATGTCGAGCAAGTTCCTGAAGGTAAGAAACTTTCCTTTAGGGATATGCTGAGTTCTATGACGCAGATGATTGGGATGTCTTGCTTCTTCAACAGAGAAGGCAAGATGGAAATCCGTGATTTAACTGAGTCAAATATCACGATCAACGCAGATAGTTACTTTCTGCATGGTTTAACCAAGAGTGAGATTGAGTATCAGATAGCTGGTATCACTTGTAAGACAGATAAGAAGTCTCTGACGGTCGGTATGAAGACAGGTCGGTCTTTGGAACTGGATAATGTCTTCATGACCCAGAGCGCTTTAAATGACCTGTATTACAAGCTGAAAAACCTGACTTACTACCCTTATAATCTCAACTACCAAGGGCATTTACTGCTTGAGGTTGGGCAGTGGGTAACCATTCAGACCAATAAGAAAGAGACTTTTAAAGTTCCTGTGTTAAGTCAGAGCTTTACTTTTAAAGGCGGTCTGAGAGGTCGTATCAGTGCAGACAGTAAGGCTGGAAACGATACCCAGTATTCTTACGAGGGGACGATTACCAAGCAGATAAAGCAACAAGATGGCATTGAAGCGAAAATCCAAGCACAGATAGAAGCAGCAGACGCAGCCTTTGAAGCAGAGTTTGAGAAACGTAAAAAAGCGATTGATGATGCAATCGAAAAATACAAAGCAAATGCCGAAGAAATGGGCACTAAAATCCACGAGGAAATGGAGAAAGAGCGTCCTGAGTTCGTGAAGCGAATCCGTGAGGAACTGATGAGTGGTGCTGACTCAATCGCTGAATTAAGCAAGAAATTAGAGCAGGTCAGTGAGACTGCAAGGGTCAATGCTAGTTTGATTGGTGGGGACGGAAATACTCAGTACAATAAGAACCGCTTAAATGGTGGCACGGCCAAGAAAATCAGTTATGGAACGGATTTCGTGGAGGTTGGCCACAATGGAGAGGGCTTTGAAGTTGGTAAGAAATACGTTATCAGCTGGTCAGCAACCTGTACACCTTACGGCAAGACAGATGTGACTGTGGTAGTCAATAAGAATCCATTTTATGGTGGCCACGTTCATCTTGCGCCTGCTAATTCGGTCATGCCAGCGATTGATAAAGACCTGACTCAGAAAGAGGAGCAGGTCTTGGCAGTCTACTACGGTTCCTATCGTCTGACTTTCTCAGGCGACTGGTATCAGAATGTAGAGCAGTCTGTGACGATTGACAATCAGACAAGACGGATTGAACTAGCACCGGTCTACAAGACGGTTGCTGATGGACAAAATGCTAGATATGACGGAAGTTGGAACGAGAGTCCAACTTTTATTTTTGATGGAGGAAGAACATGACAGAAACAATCCCAGTAAGGGTTCAGCATAAGCGCATGTCAGCACGAGACTGGGCAAGTAGCACTCTGGTCTTACTTGATGGCGAGTTAGGCGTTGAGAGTGATACAGGAAAGGTCAAGGTCGGAAATGGCCGTGACCGATTTTCAGCATTGCAATATCTGACTGGTCCTAAAGGAGACCGTGGAGAAACAGGACCAGTAGGACCAAAAGGCGCAGACGGTGTTGTGCGGTTTGAAGGTTCCGCAGCAGAGCGCGCTTTATCAGAGTATGCGAAAAAGTCTGAAACGCCAGTATATCGGCTTGCTAAAGGAGATATAGGAGGGGGTGGCGTTGGGTCATCTAACACGATAAGAACCAGCGATATTATGAACCCCGACGGTATTAAAGTAGGCGATATCATTGAAGATTTTTGGTCTAGTGGCTCTACGGCAGATAAAGAGATTTGGAAGGTGACGGCTGTAAACGGTACAAGCGTTTCAGTACAAAATTTGGGGAAGAGAACTTTTCCATCCTATAATGACACAGACGTTAAGCGCCGTATCACAGCCCTTGAAGCTAGACCTGACTTTAACTCTTTGACTCAGACACAACGAAATAGCTTGCGAGGACCAGAAGGACCAGCTGGCGCAAGAGGGGCGAATGGTGCAACGGGTCCAGCAGGTCCTAGGGGAGCTGATGGTGCGCCTGGTCAGAACATCATCAATCAGAATGATGGTCAAGCTCTGAAATATTGGGCTGGAACAAGGTCTCAATATGACGCAATTTCTAACAAAGATGCTAATACCATCTACGATATTTATCGCTAACAGGAGGTAATATGGCACGAGAAGGAATTTACGTGGGCTCTAAAGAAATTATTCAGCGTTATGTCGGTACAAGGCTGGTTTGGGAGAAAGTCACAATCCAGTTTGACGAAATTTTAAGATTCACTTCAAATCGCTTTGGGTCATTTTGGCGTTTTGGCTCTACAGAAAGAGCCTTCATCGACTTAGGGATATCTGAACGTCGTCCGTATGGTTTGGATGGAATAGAGGATTGTAATGTGGTGAAACTTCAAAATTCTAACAAAATCTTTGAAGTTAGGGTAGTAATAAGTCAACGAGATACTGGCTATTCAACAAGTTACCAAAGACGATACAACTACCAATTGTTTGTCATTTTTAAAAATACGGATGAGGTGCAGGATTTCATCTCCAATAAGTACAACGAAACCTATATTTTTGGCAGAAAAAGAGGAGGCTAGCATATGGATATTACCATTCAAAACGTTCGTTCGCCTGCTTTGGAGCATAACGGACGGTATTACAAGGTCTTTCAGCCACGGACACGAGATGAACTGCTGAAGCTTCATCACATGGGCTGTGTGGGTGATACGGTGCTGACAGATATCCAGTTGGAGCAGGGAGATTTCCCGACTAACTTTGTGGAACCTACTGTCACGCAACGCACCTTGTCAGGTCTCTTCAAGGATATGCGTTCTATTGAACTGGAATTGAGAGATCCAAACAGCACTCTCTGGGGCAAAATCCAGCAGAACAATCAAGGGGCGCTGACCCAATTCTTTGATACGAATGTTAAGAGCGCCATCGCTCAGACAGCTAGAGAAATCAGGCAGGAAGTGCGAGACGCTGCCAACAGTGCGAGGGTTCAAGTGACACCAGAAGGTGTGACTATCGGATCTACTACCTTGACTGGTGAGCAGTTAGCCTCTACCATTTCGACCAGTTCGAAAGGCGTTGACATCATTGCCCCGAAAGTCAGAGTGAAATCCGACATGATCGTGGACGGTGCGGTGACTGCTGGGAAGTTAGCAGCTGGCTCTGTCACTGCTGACCATATCCAAGCTGGTGCCATCACAGGCGATAAAATCAACGTAGACGATGCACTTATTCGGAACCTGACTGCTAGAGATGCCTTGATTGATAAGTTGACATCTAAGGAAGTCTTTGCGACTAAGATTGAATCTGTCGTGTCTAGTTCAACCTTCCTTGAAGCTTATCAAGGCAAAATTGGCGGATTCACACTTGGACAATTTGACCAAGGTGGCGGACGTTGGATTTCTGGCGTAAACCATTTCGCAGTTGGAATGGGAAATGGAGAAGGCCGAGGAACTAGAACCGCATTTTGGGCGAACTGGGGCGATAGCTGGAACACAATTGGAGATAGAGCTTGGTATGTGAATACCGACGGCAAAATGTACTGTAAGAATGATTCAATCTTCTATAGACAAGTCACATTTGACACTAATTGTTCTGTTGATTGCTACGGAACCCAAACGTTCTATAAATCGCCTATCTTTATCCACGGGATCGAAATGGGCGAGGCAGATATTTACGGTAATGGCTCAAATCCCAAAGGTGGAAAGAATACGGTCGTTTGGTGGAACCAGGTCGGAAGCGGAAGTGTTAAATACTGGGGCGATAAGTCCTCAGATAGACGTTTGAAAGAAAACATCACAGATACAGCCGTGAAAGCCTTGGACAAAATCAACCAACTAAATTTGGTCGCATTTGATTTCATTGAGAGCAAGAAACACGAAGAAATCGGTTTGATTGCTCAAGAGGCTGAGACCATCATTCCAGAAGTTATCTCACGAGATCCTGAGAATCCAGATGGCTATCTGCACATCGACTATACCGTTTTCGTACCCTACTTGCTGAAGGCTGTCCAAGAACTGGACCAGAAAATCAAAGAAATGGAGAAACTACATGGATAATCACACAATCGATAAGTTAGTCGCTGAGTCGCTCGTCAACCGTTTGGCAGAAGGCGAATTGGGACGTGCGCATTTAGAGGCACGCTATACATTGACTTTGGCTGAACTACAGGCATTTAAAGCGGTGCTGGAATATGACCCAGCACTTAAAGAGTTATTTGAAGAAACGCAAGCAAAAATGAAAGGAAATAACTAATGACTTACAAATTAACAGGAAGCCCGACTTTAAAAGGGGAAAAGAATGTCACAATCGTTACGATTGAGAAAGAAGAACCTGGACGCTACAGCTATGAGCGTGTTGAATTACCAGGTAATCGCACGCAGGACAATGAAGAAGTGTTGATTCAAGCGGTTTTAGACTTTATTAAAACAGAGCTTGACCCAACGAGCGCTCTTGTACAGGCTCAAGCTAAGTTGGAAGAAACTCACATTAAGCTTCAAGAGGCTGAACAGAAATTGGCACAAGCCGAAGCTAAGCAGACGGCCACAGATCAAGCAGTTAAGCAGAACAAGACTGAAAGCGACCACTACGGCAAAGTTAGCTACGCATTAGTTTTAACGTTGATAACAGAAAAATTGCTTCAGTACGGAACAGCTTATAAAGTTTTAGTTGATTTAATTCAATCAGCTGAAGTAGGTAAACACTATATGCCAGGTGACTTGATTACCATTGAAGACCCAGCACATGTTGAGGTAGATGGTGAAGGTAAGAGGGTTCTGGTACAACTTAACCGTGAATTTACTTATAATGGAGAGCCTGCAAGCGACTTTATTCGTGATGGACGTCTTGAACGTGATGGATATGGCGTAGCGTGGAAGTACGAGCCTAAAGAACAAAATGAGCCTACGAATGTTGCACCAGCAGCTGCAGTTTCTACGACAGCTACCGTCGCACCTACAGCAGCAGAGCCTTCTGCTACAACAGTTATATCTAATCAATAATGGAGGTGCCTATGGCGGAATTTGAACACCTCGTTATTCGTTTCGTAATCTCTATGATTCCTGTTATTATCTTGTATTTCTCCATGAAAGACAGAGCCACAAAGCAGGAGAATCGCATTACCGCGATGGAAAAAGACATTGAGAACCTACGTGAATTTAAAGAATCTGCAAACAAACGACTAGATAACCATGACGAACAGAACAAGGCTATCTTAGTTCTTGCAGAACAAGTTAAGTCGTTAGGTGAAGATGTCAGAGAGTTGAAAACGTTGATTCAAAGCAAAAGCTAAGAAAGGGGCGCAGAATGGTCTGTAATCTCAATACGACCAATCTTGCTCAAGTTGATGGCGGTTACCTCATCAAACAGGGTGATGTAGCTTCTACCTTTGGTTTCGTCCTTTTAGACGAAGATTATCGAGCCGTCTCCTCTCTGGAAGGGGAGGTGGCGGTCGTTAGTCTGACCATGGACAAGCACCAGTGGAAGAAGAAGGTGACTGTCACGAACTCAAGCGTGAATTTTAATCTGGACGCTATCTTGCCAGTCGGGAAATACCGCTTAGAGATTAGCGCTGGCGGATATATTTTTCCGAGCGATAAGGCTACGCACATCAAAATAGTGGCTTCAGATAAAGAATTGGTTACGGAAGATATCTACACTTTGAAGGAGTTAGACATCGAAAAAGAAGTAAAAAAACAGCTTGCAGGTAGAACTTTAAGCGAAGGTGGGGTATGTCAGGAAATTCCTGATTTGCTCTTTTATTATAATTTAGGAAAGGTGTAAAACAATGGACACAACAAAATTAACGGCATTTGCTCAAGCTGTCGGAGTTGACATCAAGGAATTGAAGCAACTACTCAATGGCAAGATTGACAATGCGACAGTCACACAACTGATTGAACAAGCCAAAACTGCTGTTAAGAACGACATTTTGGGTGAGGGTGTATCTGAAAAATTTGATACCCTCAAAGAAATCGCTGAGGAAATCGCTAAAATGAGTGGTAGCACTGAAGGTGCAGTCGTTCAAAAACTAGCTGACCTCGGCCGTCGTATTGACGAGTTTGCCAATCTTGACCTGGTCGCAACGTATAATGCTGCGAAAGCGTGATTGCTATGAGCAATTTAGAAGCATTCGCTCAAGCTGTTGGCCGTGATGTGAAGGTGCTGAACCAAAAGCCTGAACCAAGGCTGACATTAACAGGAAATACCCTCGGCATCGCTGGGGGTAATAATGTCACTCTACCGCTACCAGATAACGTAGGCCATGAAATCCGTGGTACAGGCTCACCAGAAGGCCGTATCACTGCTGAAATCGGGACAACCTATGTAGATGTAAATGTTACTAATGGCGCATTGAAATGGATCAAAGAAAAAGGTAACGATAACACAGGCTGGCGTGTTCTAATCGGCGATACTGGTTGGAGAACGCTTAACAGTGTCTCTAGAGCAGGCAACTCGTTCGTTAAAATCAGACGAGTAAACAATCTTGTTACTTATCAATTCGGAGGTCTTCAATGGGGTTGGTTTGGAATAGGCAGACGTAATGGACCTGGATTCGCAAGGCACAATAGCAGTGGGGACAAAGGGGCTAAAGTGTTAGGTCCTGGTGGAATACCTGCAGGATTTAGGAGTGAGGCGTCACTGATTGGTGGAATTTATAATGACGCTGGGAAGCCGTATGGGATATGGTATCTCGGAGGAGTAACCGACTCAAACTTCATACAATTTACATTTAATGATCCTATCCCCACAGATAAAGATATTGGAAATATACGAGTAAGTGCTATCTCATACTTGACAGACGACCCTTGGCCTACGAAATTGCCATAATAGAAAGGAAACAATATGATTAACTGGAAACTACGATTACAAAATAAATTCTTTTGGCTGACTGCAATCCCAGCCCTCTTACTTGTCTTGCAAGCTGGTGCAGCAGTCTTTGGATATCATCTGGATTTGGGTGATATCGGCAACAAGCTGATTCTGCTTGTCAATGCGGTCTTCGTATTCTTGACTGCTATCGGTCTGGTCAACGACCCAACAACAAGCGGAATCACAGACAGCACACGAGCGTTAGAATACAAGAAACCAAGTGAGGAATAGGTATGTCTAAAAAACAGGAAATGATTCAATTCTTCATCGACAAGGCTAATTCTGGCGATGGAGTGGATAATGATGGAGCCTATGGCTTTCAGTGCGCTGACGTACCTTGTTACGGTCTTCGTCATTGGTACGGTGTGACGCTCTGGGGCAACGCTTATGACTTGCTTGAATCGGCACGTTCACAAGGTTTGAAAGTCGTGTATGATGCTGAATATCCAAAAGCTGGCTGGTTCTTCGTGAAAAGCTATGTAGCTAGCGACGGTGTCAACTATGGCCATACTGGCCTTGTCTATGAAGACTCAGATGGCTCTACAATCAAGACGATTGAGCAGAATATTGATGGCAACTGGGACTACTTGGAAGTAGGTGGCCCTTGTCGCTACAATGAGCGTTCTGTAAGTGAAATCGTTGGGTATATCGTACCGCCTGAAGAGGTTGAAACAGGCTGGCAACAGAACCAATATGGTTGGTGGTGGGTTCGTGAAGACGGCTCATACCCAACTGACAAATGGGAGAAAATCAATGACGTTTGGTACTATTTCGATGATAAAGGCTTCATGAAGCGTAGTACCTGGTTGAATTATAAAGACGCTTGGTACTGGTTCACGGATTCAGGCTCTATGGCCACTGGTTGGGCTCGTATCAACAACGCTTGGTATTACTTCGATGAAGATGGTAAGATGGTCACTGGTTGGATTAAGCATAAGCAGACCTGGTACTATCTTGACGGTAAAGACGGCACTATGGTATCAAATGCTTTCGTCCAGTCAGCCGACAAGACAGGCTGGTACTACATCAAACCAGACGGAACAATGGCAGACAAGCCAGAGTTCACGGTAGAACCAGAAGGCTTGATTACGACTAAATAATTTTAAAAAATAAATAGAAAGGAAACTTTCTAAAATGTTCTTTCACCGCAGGCTCAGGCTTGCGGTTTTTTTGTTTG